CGTATAAGAAAGACGGAATTCTAGACAGAATAAGGCTTGTAAATATTCTTATAAATCAAGGTAGATATAAGATAATGAGACACTTAGTTAATTTAATTGAAGCTATTGAAAATGCAACATGGGATCAAGAAGAAAAAGATAAAGGCGAATGGGTGCGTACAGATGATGGAAGTTATCCAGTCGATTGTCTAGACAGTTCAGAGTATTCAATACAACCTTTTAAGAAGAGATTGGAGGTATAGAAATGGGGTGGTTTAAAAATATGTTAACTCAAGCAGCGATTAAGCTGTTAAACATAAGACCTGCACAAGATAGTCCAATAACTATATATGAACCATATACATTTCAAGGCAATGTACTTAAAAATAGAATATGGTATCGTGGAGAAGCAAGTGAACTAGATCAGTTTTTTAAGCAAGTGCCAAGGAATAATGACTTAGTTGCACAAAGTAGGTTTTGGGCTGCCGCTCCAACAGAAGGACTAAATATTAGAAAAATGCATTCTGGGTTACCTGCACTAATTGTTGAAAGACTTTCAGACATTGTTGTTGCTGATATTGATGCCATTGACTTACAAAATAAAGAGCTTAATGACCTATGGGAAAATATAAGTACCGAAAATCAGTTTGATAAGTTGATTGGTGAATCTATAGTTGAAACTTTAGTAACTGGTGATGGAGCTTTTAGGGTAAGCATAGATACAGATTTAACACCATATCCAATTATAGAGTATTTTGGTGGTGAAAAAGTTGATTATACAGTTAAAAGAGGTAGGATACAAGAAGTTATATTTTATACTACTTATACAGTTGAAAATAAGGATTATAATTTGCAGGAGATTTATGGTAAAGGCTATATAAGGTATAAACTATTTAGTGATGATGGCAAAGAAGTTGATTTAAATATAATACCAGATACAGCGAATTTACAAGATATAACCTTCACAGGTAACTTTATTATAGCAGTACCCATGATGTTCTTTAAATCTGCTAAATTTGATGGTAGGGGTAAAAGCATATTTGACACTAAGAATGATTCTTTTGATGCACTAGACGAAACAATATCACAATGGCTTGATGCAATAAGAGATGGAAGAGTAAAGCAGTACATCCCTAGAGACTTGATACCTCAAAATCCAGAAACAGGTGAACCACTAAAACCTAATCCATTTGATAATAAGTATATTGCTACTGGTTCAAGCATGGCAGAAGATGCAAAGAATGAAATTTCAATTCAGCAGCCAGATATAAAATATGAAGCTTATGTGAATACTTATGCTAGTAATTTAGATATGTGTTTACAAGGAATTTTAAGTCCAGCCACTTTAGGAATTGACCTTAAAAAAACTGATAATGCAGAAGCACAGAGAGAAAAAGAAAAAACAACTATGTATACTAGAGGTAAGATAGTTGATATATTAACAGAGGTTATTCCAGAAGTGGTTAGCATAGTTCTTAAAGCTAATGATTTGTTATATAGTAAAGTACCAGGAGAATATGAATCCACAATAAGCTTTGGTGAATATGCATCGCCTTCGTTTGATACTACAGTTGAGACAGTTGGTAAAGCTAAAACTTATGGAATAATGTCTACAGAGCAATGCGTTGAGGAACTTTATGGAGATACTTGGACAGATGAAGATAAAGCAACAGAAGTTCAAAGGATTAAAGAAGAAAGCGGAGGATTACAAGTACAAGAGCCAAAGCCTATAGATAATATGGATTTGAATAATAATGGTGGTCTAAATGAATAAGGATGATAAGAGTTATGATATCGGAGATATATTTAGACAAATGGAAATGGATTTAATAGCTAATATGAAAAAAACATTTAAATATCACCAAAAAGAGGAATCAGATGAAGGCTTTAAGTGGGAGCAATGGCAAAGAGGTAAATTAAGAGCTTTATTGGCTTATAGAAAGAAGAATAAACAAATCACTGATTCTTATACAGATAGAATATTGAAAACAGTTGATGAACAGTTAGGAAGGAAATACCGAGAAGGTGAGAACAATGTTATAACACTTGGTAAAAAGGCTTTAAAGAAAATTAAATCATTGTTTGGAAGCAAAGACGAGGAGGTTAAGCCAAATGAAAAAATTATTGAGCATGAAATTGAAACTCCAAAGCTTAGTTTGCCACAGGATACTTCGGAGCAACAAAAGACCAGAGAATATATTAGTATGTTGCGTGGTGAGTCTCCAACAGTTCCAGAAGATAATAATTTCTTTGGGATGAATGACAAAAAATTAGCTGCACTTCAGGAAACAGTAAAGAATGATTTAAAGAAGGCTCAAATGTCTGTTTTGCGTAAGATGGATGATGTATATAGACAGACTATATATAAAAGTCACGTGTATTTGCAAAGTGGAGCTACAACGGTATACAAAGCCGTAGATATGGCTACTAAGGATTTTTTAGCAAAAGGGATAGATAGTATAACCTATAGCAATGGTTCAAAGGTGAATATAGCTTCATATGCTGAAATGTGCTTAAGAACTGCGAACCATAGGGCCACATTGTTAGGTGAAGGTAAAAAGCGTGATGAATTTGGAGTGCATTTAGTTGTTGTTTCTGCCCATGCCAATACCTGTGAGAAATGTGCTCCTTGGCAAGGCAAAGTGTTAATAGATGATGTTTTTAGCCATCCAAGCCAAGAATATATAGCTGAATATAGTGCGAAATATAAATTACTTAGTGAAGCTGTAAAGGCAGGCTTATTACACCCAAACTGTAGGCATACATTAGCGACCTACTTTGAAGGGATTACCAATATTCCTAAGGTGCCAGATGAAAAAGAAGCGGCTGACACTTATAAATCTGAACAGAAGCAAAGGGAAATGGAAAGAGAAATTAGAAAATATAAAAGGATAGTTGCAGGATCATGTGATGAAGGAGATTTAAAATATGCTCAAGATAAAGTCAAAGCTCTTGAAAAGGAATTGAGAAGTTTCTTAAAATTACATCCAGAGCTTAGAAGGGCACATGATAGGGAAAAAGTGTTAGTTTAATTGGAGTCTTAGAAATAAGGCTTTTTTCTTTTGTCCGAAATAGACATTAAACTAAATATAATGAAAGGAAGTTGAGATATGAATAAACAACAATTTTTAGGTTTAGGCCTTACAGAAGAACAGGCAACAAAAGCAGAGACAGAAAGCAAAAAGGAGCTTGAGGGCTATGTTGAGAAATCTAAATTTGATACAGTAAGTCAAAGTAATAAAGACTTGGAGAAAACTGTTAAAGATAGGGATAAACAGCTTGAAGATTTGAAGAAATCTAGTGGTGACAATGAAGCCTTAAAGGCTCAAATTGAAACTCTGCAGACTGACAATAAAGCAGCTAAAGAAAAATTTGAATCTGACTTAAAGGATTTACAATTATCTAATGCTATAAAGCTTTCTATAGCTGATAAGGCACATGATACAGACTTAGTTGCAAGTCAAATAGATAAGTCTAAATTACTTTTATCTGATGATGGTAAGGTTACTGGGCTTGATGAACAGTTAAAAGATTTGCAAACAAATAAAGCATTTCTGTTTAAGCCAATAGAGAACAATCAAGATTCAAAGCCACAACCAGGGTTTCAAGTTGGTGTAGATGGGCAACATCAGCAACAGACACCTCAGAATTTATCACTCAGTGAAGCAATAGCACAAAAAATAAGTTTTAATTAAGAAAGGATGATATATAATGGCAGTTACATTAGCACAAGCAAAATTATTAACACAAGACAAACTGGTTCAAACAGTTATTGACGAGTTTAGAAAGGACCCGTTATTGGATTTGATGGTATTTGATGATTGTGTATCAGCAATGGGAAATGGAAGTACTTTAGCATATGTTTATAACAGAGTAACAACTTACCCAACAGCAGGATTCAGAGCGTTAAATACTGAATATACACCACAAGAAGCTGCAACCGAACAATTTACATCAATATTAAAGGTTTTTGGAGGTTCATTCCAAATTGACAGAGTAATTCAAAACAATGTAAAAGGGGTAACAGATCAACTTACATTTCAATTAGAACAAAAAATAGAAGCGACAAAAGCTTTATTTGCTGATACGTTCATAAATGGAGATAGCGCCGTTGATGCCAATTCATATGATGGACTTAACAAAGCTATAACTGGAAGTTCAACAGAATTAATTCCAAGTGCCAGTATAGATTTATCTTCAAGTGCGGCAATAGATGCCAATTGGAAAGTGTTTTTAGATAATCTAAGGAAACTAAGAGCAAAATTAATGTCTGATCCTTCAGCATGGTTAGTTAATAGGGATATGTATTCAGTTTTTCAATCTGTAGCAGATAGAACAGCAGCTTTCACAACTACAAAAGATGAATTCGGAAAAGAAGTATTAAGGTGGGGACAAACCCCAATAGTTCAAGTGGGGGATAAACCAGGTACATCAAATCCTATAATAAAAACAGATGATACAAGCGGAGAAACAGGTATCTATGCTGCTTGTATTGGTTTAAATGGTGTTCACGCAGTAAGCCCAGCAGGTACAAGTTTAGTAAGTACTTATTTACCTGATTTTAAATTACCTGGTGCGGTAAAGACAGGTGAAGTTGAAATGGTTGCAGCAACAGCATTAAAAGCAACAAGAGGTGCTGGAGTTGTAAGAAAAATAAAGATTCAATAGGAGGTATTTTAAAATGGCTAAAATTATAGCACCTAATAAACAATACA